TGGCTAACTGCGCCAGTGGCGACGGCAATATCGCGTTTCCCTCGATGGCCTACCTTGCAGAGTCAACGGGGCAGGATCGTAAAACGGTCCTGGCAAATCTTTGTCGACTGCGTGACCTCGGGCATATCGAAGACACCGGAAGCCGAGTCGGCAAGACGAAGCAAATTGTCGTGTACCGCCTAAACATCAACGGTTCTGGCGCCGCAAATAAAGACACCCAAAAGTGGAACAGTTCCGAAAACGGAACAGTTCCGAAAACGGACGGAAACAGTACCGTTTTTCCCGCTAAAGAGGCCCGTTTTTCCCGGGAACAGTCCCAAAAACGGGACACGGAACCGTCAATAACCATCAGTAACCGTAAAAGCAATAAACAAGATCAGCGCCCGGATGCGTCCGCTCTCGATTTTTCATCTTGGCCGACCGCGCCAGCCCCGAAGTTGCTCAGCGACTGGCTGGCTGTCCGACGGAAGAAGCGGGCTGATGTTTCGGAGACCGTGATCGCTGCGATGGGACGGGAATTGCACTTGGCCGCCGGCATGGGCTGGACGGTCGACGAGTGCCTGACCGAATGCGTGCTCCGAAATTGGCAAGGCCTGAAGGCCGATTGGCTTGAGCCGAAACGCAGCTCGCCACCGATCGCGAGCAAGCAGCAGGTCGGCAAGACGATGGGGGCAATTCTGGCTTTGGAGGAAATGAAGCGTGGACTGGATCAAGAACGAAATTGCGACGGGTCTGCAGCAACTGCTTTGCTTGGGTTTGGATCGCCAACCGGCCGCTGAGTTGATTCCCGGCACGCTCGCGATGTGGGTCAAGGTGATCACCAATCGACGCGTGCGGGTGTTCGAGCAGCAGCGCGACGCGCCGCGCTTCCAGCAGGCGTTTTTGAAGCTCGCCGAGGGGCGTGCCTGGCCTGTGCCGCAGGATTTCCTTGATGCACTACCTGCGCCGGAAAAGCCCAGGGCCGTGCTTCGTATCGACAGCGAGGCGCAGCGCGAGCGCAACAAGGCCCGTTTGAAGCAGTTGCTGGCCGACATCGGCATCGAGAGCAGTCGAAGGGACGCGGATGAATCAGTCAACGACCGATAGCAGGATCCTGCTCGCGCTGATTCTGGCTCCCATGACAGCGGCTGAGCTGTCGGCATGCATCGGGGTCAGCCGCAATACGGTCTACGGGCACATCCGCAAGCTCGCCGCCGGCGGCCGGATTCGTGCAGCGGAGACGGTCCAGGGCAAGCGCGGCGCGCCGCGAACACGCTGGTCGGCGCGCCGCTGCCGGGTGAAGTCCGCATGACGGCCACGCATCGCCAGCACTCAATCGATTTGGCCGCGCACACCGCGGCGCAGCTGATCGCCATCGAGGCGCGCATGCGCCACCTGTCCCAGATGTTCCAGGGCCGCGCAGCAGAGATCGCGCGCGAAATCAAACACCGAAAGAGGGAAGGGCGTTGAGCAGTTTCGAATCCCGGATTGACGGGGAATACCGGCAGTGCGCGCGCTGCGCGCATCTCGGCTACGGGCCGGACAGCTGGCACCCGGCGACGCGCGAATACTGGCCGGTGGCGCGCGGCCGTATTTGGTTCGGCCGCTGCTTGGCATGCAACGGCGAGCTGGCGGCGCGCAAGTTCGGCGTGGTGCCGGCCGCCGATCGGCTTGTGGCGGTGGCGGCATGAGGACGGTCTTTCTCGAAACCGAGAACGCGCGGGATCGCATGGCCGCGGCCTGGCGCATCGCTTGCGACATCCTGCAATTCGGCAAGGCGGTGCGTTTGCGCATCGATGAGAAGCAGCCGACGCGCACCCTCGACCAGAACGCGAAGCTGTGGGCCATGCTGCATGACATCGCGCGCCAGGTGGAATGGCCCGTCGATGGTCGCATGCAGAAGCTCGAAGCCGAGGACTGGAAGGACATCCTGTCTGCCGGCCTGCGCAAGGAGCAGCGCGTCGCGCAGGGCCTCAATAGTGGCTTCGTGATGCTCGGCCAGAGGACATCGCGCATGACGATCGGGCAGATGTCCGACATGATCGAGCTGATGTTCGCGTTCGGCGCTGAGCATGACGTCCGCTGGGGCGAAGATTATCGGAAGGTCGCATGAAGACCTCCAAGCCTCTGCAGCGCAAGACGCCGCTCAAGGCAGCGGCTCCGATCAAGGCGCGCGCCAGCCGCGCGCGATCGAGCCGCCCCAAGATGACGGCCGCTCGCCGGTCCGCCGCCGGCATGCCATGCCTGGTGCGCGTCCCCGGCGTCTGCAACGGCCGGACCGACACCACGGTGCTGGCGCACTACCGGCTATCCGGCTACAGCGGCGCCGGCCTCAAGCCCAGCGACGCGATGGGCGCGTGGGCGTGCAGCGCATGCCATGACGCGATCGACTTTCGTACCAAGACCGAACACACCCGCGAGGCGCTCCGGCTGATGCACGCCGAGGGATGCCTGCGGACTCAAGAGGCAATCAGGGGAGGGTTGGCAGCATGATGCGAATCACTTTGCCATGGCCAAGCAAAGACCTGTCGCCCAACGCGCGCGTGCACTGGTCGCGCAAGGCCAAGGCCTCAAAACGCGCCAGGGCCGAAGGCCATACCATGGCCATCCTCGCCGGATGCAAGTCGATCACGCTGCCATCCGGCCGGCTGCACCTGTGGATCGACTTCTACCCGCCGACGCGCCGGCTGCCCGACGACGACAACATGCTTGCGCGCTGCAAGCCCTACCGCGACGGGATCGCCGACGCACTGGGTATCGACGACAAGCGATTCGTCTCTCACCCGATGGTGCGCGACACGCCGCGCAAGGGCGGCGCGGTGGTGATCACTTTGACGGGCAATGACGACAACCGCGGGAGGGATGGGCAATGACCCACAAGCTCAACAAGACGCTGATAGCCAAAGTGCGGATGCACACGGCCGATGGCCCCAAGACGGTGCCGCAGCTGGCCGGCTTGATCGGGATCGAGCACCACGGGTTGGAGTGCTGCCTTCGCTACATGCGGTTGCGTGGAGAGGCGCGGCGCGACCTGCGCGAGCGCGGTAAGCCGGCGACGTGGGTTGCGGTGGATGCGGCGGCGCGCGGGGTAGCCGCATGAGCGGCCTGCGCTTCCAGGCGGGCGAGCTGGCCCGCTACATGGTGCCGGGAGGCCCCGAAAACGCCCACTTGGCAGGCTCCGAGTGTGTGGTCTTTGCCGTTGGGCCCTGGCCGGCCGGCGCCAATTTCGTGCTTCATGGCGTCGACGTACACACCCAGACTGGTCTCGATTACATCGTGCGACTCCATGGCGGCTACCTCGCTTGCCGAGACGACCAGCTGCGAAGGCTCGACTCGCCATCCAATCCTGTCGCGATGACGCGCATAACCGAGAGCGAGGTGGTGGCATGAGCATCCTCTGCCGCGCCGGCCTGCACGCGTGGAAGCCGGTTATGCGGATTGCCGGGTATCCACCAAATGCTGATTACGGCCGCTCGCTGATGATCCAGGTCGCGCCAGTGCAGGTGGGTCACGTCTGCCGCCGCTGCCGCAAGCGGGTGCGCCTTTGATGTCTGGACACGCACACACCCGCCCAGAGCGCGCCGCGGAGTTTCGCTTGGCGCGCCGGACGCTTGCCGCCGTATATCGCCTGGGCGGCTGCGGCGCCTGCAAGCACGCCGTACACGGATGGGGGCTATCGGCCTGCAGCGATAAAGGCCGAGTTTTCCCGCGCTGCCTGAACACGCCGGGCACCGCCTTCGAAATCGATCACGACAAGCTAAAGGGGAAACCATGACTCACGCCGCCTACCTGTTGGCCAAGCTCAATCCCAAAAACGTGCGCTTCGACGTTGGCACCGTCGGCACACCGGAGCTGACGCCGCAGGACATCGCCGCGGCGATCGCCTTCGTGCCGGCTGGCCTCGGGCGCGAGCTGCTGTGTCGCGTGTGGTGGCCCGATGGGGCAGAGCTTGCCGCGCGAGACCTCGACAATCTCCTGCTGCAGGAGCAGCGCGCCGAGTGGGCTCGGCGAGAAGAAGGCATGTATCAGGGCCTCGCAGCTATCGCGTGCCATACCGGCGGCGAGTCACTTCGGCGCGCCCAGCGCCATTATCAGGAGGCGCACGCCAACCGCTGGCCACGCTGGATTGACTCGGTGGAGCTGGGCACCATCAACAAGGTCTATGGGCGCATCCGCCGGGCCGCTGTCCATGAGCTAGTCGATCCAAGGCGGTGCACGCCGTGCGGAGGGAGTGGCTCAGTGGCATCCCGCGCCGGCCCGATCGCATGCGAGCGGTGCGCCGGCGGTGGTGTAGTAGCCCACAACAACACGCGCCGTGCCGACGCGCTGAAGGTCACCGAGTCGGCATACCGAAAAACTTGGTCAGCGCCATACGAGTGGTTGCTGGCCATGGCGACGGATAAAGCACGCGAGGCGGCGAAAGCGCTGGAACGTGCGGCAGCTTAGTGCTGGCCTACTTGAGCCTGCCAGCAGCCTCGTTAAGCGCCTTGGCGATGCACGCCGTGGCGCTTGAGGCATAGCCGGCGGTTTGCAGCTTGGCGAGCGCGTTGGCTGCATCTACCGATAGTACGCCGCCGGGCATGCGCCTACCGCCGGAGTCCACCTTGCGTGCCTCGCTGTCACGCGCACGTTCGGATTGAGTTTTTGGATTACTCATCCGCCTGTTTCTCCGCTGGTAGTAGCCGCCAACCCTTCCACGATTTAGCTTTGCCGCCTTTGATGTTGAGGATTCCGGCGGTGGCATTGCAGTACTCGCCACCTGTGCCACGCTTGCCACCAGTACGTTTCCAAACGACATCATCGGCCATGAAAAGGCCAGGGTTGTCGCGAACAAACTGGTAGAGGTTGTGCACACGGTGCAACCGATCATCCGGCCCCATCAGTGTCCAATCCACTGCTTGCACGTTTGTTATACCGCGCCCAGCTTTTGGGCTGGCCCGGGCAAGTTCCGTCAGTCTTGGCTGCAAGGCCCTTTGCTGCTCCCGACGATGGGGCAGGCCGTTTCGGAGTGCGTTGTCAGGGCGCGTCCAGCCGCCCGGCGCCGCTGGATGGCCCATCTTAGTACGGCGCTTGATCACCGTGGTGATGGCTGCTCCGGTTTCGCGCGCGATGTCGGTGTTGCGCTTGGTCCAATCCACCAGAGACCAATCAGTAATCCTGGCGACCATATCCGTCCATCGCGGCGATAACCTTGTGCTGTGGCAGTGATCGCAGCACGCCGGCGTTAGCCTGGCAATAGATGCCAGTGGCTTGATTGCGCACCAGGGCGCCGGTCTGCTCGCTGGTGGTAACAGTCCCGATCACGTCCCATCCGGGAAGCGGCGCGAGTTGGTATAGGGCCGGGTTACCTGGCGCCACTACGTTCAGGCGGCTTCGAGCTTGCCTGCTCACCAGACGTCCTGCCCAGTCGCTACGTCGTAGTAGTCATTGCCCATGTGGGTGACCAGCAGAAAATCCTCGACATTGCTATCTCTCAGTAGCCCGATCGCATCATGCTGGCTTGCATCGGCGATGGAGTAGCTCGGGTCGATTCCAGCCTCGGCCGCAGCTGCCAGGGAGTGATGCCCATCTAGCACCACTTGGTACTCGCCACCCTCATACGCAAACACGGGGGATAGCAGGACGGCGAAGTCTTCGGCGGCCACCTTGCTGGCCACGATCTCATCGTCGATGTAGCGCTGGCTGCTGATGATCATGTTGCTCGCCTGGCTCCTGATCCGGCGGAGCGCCCGTTGGTCGTTGCTGACCGTGGAGATAGGATGCAACGTTACGCGCGTAACGTCAAGCTCGCTGACTGTAGGCATTCGCTGATTTGGTGTAGGACCGATAGTTATTAGCTTCCGCCCTTCAGCATGTAGTCGCGAGTTTGTACCGACTCGCCTTGCGGGACAGTGCCTATGACGGCAGGCCGTATCCAGACGATCCGCCGCAGTGTCAATCCAGGCCCATGTGCCTGATTGCGGAAATGCCCTCGGCGAAAGTGGGCGCGCCGTGACGCGCCACCACCGTCTCCGGTCAGTCCGGCTTCCGTCCATGTCGGACCCACTACGATACGGTCGTACACGCCCCTCAGCCGCTGCTCATACTTGCGGCGTTTTACGGGATTGAGTGGCGGGGTGGCCAATACGAGATTCGAGCGATCTTTCTGTTCAATGCGGCGCGCCTCGGGGAGATTGAGGTAAAGGAGCACCTTTGACACGAGGGCTACAGCACGGGCGACTATCAGATTGTTTTGAGCCTCTGGCGAATTGGCCTCCGGCAGCCTGACTCCTAGCGTGTCGTAGAGTTTCGCATCGTAATCTTTGATTAGTTCGAGCAGGGATTTGCCTGCGTCAGTGGGGCCGATAGCAATGGGCCGATAGTACGTCGCATCGTCCAGAGCATTCTTGCTGCTCTCTGTGATGGCGGAAGTGAGTACCAGTTCCAACCACCGCTCGCGGTCTCCAGTGATTGGATCGATCGGCTCGGACTCCCGGACGAGTACGCCCTCAAATGGGTAGTAGCCGCCACTGCCGTCGTAAACCTGCAGATCGAGGCGCGGCATCAGCAGGTAGAAGCTCCGCGGCATCGGCATGCGCAGTTGGTCAGCGGCAATCTCGTGCTCGATATCAGTGTGATCAAGCATTTCCAGCAGAGCAGGGGTGGCTTCAATGACGGGCGCGTTTTCGTGCACGGCGAGGGCCGCAATGATGGCGTGCTCTTCAAAGCCTGGTGCCGCGCGCTGATGAGGATTCTCGCTTGGGACCATGAGTAGGCCAGCAATGGAAGCACCTGTCATGGATGGATCTTTAGCGATGGCAGTGACGTCTAAGCCGTCGACCGCAAGGCGAGTCGCCATGGCCTCGAACATCAGCCTGCCAGCGCCTGTGTCACGGTATCGAACCAGATATGGCGCGCGACGAATCCTTGGGTCAGCGGCAAGTTCGTGTACTGAGGCTGGCTTTCTCATAGGTCGACCCTCCTTGGTTGATTTCTTAGTATGCCAGCGTTGCTAGTCGAGTCAGTCGTAATGCATGGAGCATCAAGCGTTGCCAGCTACTTGCTACCAATCGGCCATCTGATCTTTTGAAGCCCAAATAATCCGTAAGTGCAGCTTCCGACTTTGCTCGATAAGATGCTCCTGCCGCTTCGGCCGACCGAAGCAAAATGCACTCAAAGCCCCGCCCATACGGCGGGGCTTTTTGTTTCTGGAAGGTTCTGCTGGGCTGGCCGTCAAGCGGTCTTGAAAACCGTGGCAGGGGAGACCCTGGGAGTTCGATTCTTCAACCTTCCACCAAATGCGTCCGCCGATGGTCGGTAGATGGCCTTCCAAGCCGACGAGGCGGGTTCGATTCCCGCTGGACGCTCCAATCAACCAAGCCCGCTGAGCATCACAAGGCCACGCCGCGAGGCGCTGCCGATGCTCCCGTGCACCGCGCCCCCTCGCGGCAGACCACTCCCCCGGTCGCGCACTGGCTGTGCTTGGTCCTTTTTATCGCGCGCTCCTAGGTGGATATGCCAGGTAAGGCCTGCGGGCGGCGACTGGTCGCGGTATCAACATCAGGATCACCAAGATGACCATCGGAACCGGCCTGGCCATCGTGCAGGACGCCTACACGCACCTGCTCGCTTCGAAGTTCGACACAGCCAGCGCGCGCGCGCTTTTGCTGGCGATCGGCCTGCAGGAATCCGGCTTCGATCATCGCAAGCAGATTGGCGGACCGGCGCGCAGCTTCTGGCAGATGGAGCAGGCCGGCGGCATTCAGGGCGTGCTGACCCATCCGGCGAGCAAGGCTTATGCGCGCAGCTACTGCCAGCTGCATGCGGTGGCGCCTGTTGCCAGTGACGTCTATGCGGCGTTCCTGGCCGACGACACGCTGGCCTGCGCGTTCGCGCGACTGCTTCTGTGGGCCGATGCCGAGGCGCTGCCGGCGCTCGGCGATGCCGATGGCGCGTGGGCCTATTACCTGCGCAATTGGCGCCCCGGAAAGCCGCGCCCGGCCGACTGGGCAGCGAACTACGCTGCTGCGGCCAGTGTGGTGATCGCATGACCGGCCGCGAACACACCCATGCCAACGAGTCGGCGCGGAATTGGAACTCGGTGCGCGTGGTGCTGGAGGGGCTGATCCTGGCCGGCCTGTGCTGGGCCATCAACAACCAGACCGACCAGACCAAGGCGATCGTCAAGCTGCAGACGCAGATCGAGACGATCCAAGCCAGCAGCCAGACGATTTCGGCGGCCATTCCCACACTCGCGCGGGAGGTCGACAAGCTCGACTTGCAGACGGCCGATCACGAGCGCCGCATCGCGGAGCTGGAGCAGGTCAAGGGAGGCGCGCGATGAATGCAGCAACTATCGCAGCGATCCGGATGATCGCCAGCAAGCTCACCCAGCGCAGTTCGATCGCCGGCATCGTCACTCTGGTGCTGGGCATCGTGGGTATCAACAAGCCCGAGCTGGCCGCGCAGATCGCCGGCGTCGTCGCCAGCCTGGCATCGATTGCCCTGGTGCTGATCGACGACAAGACCTTCGCCCGGCTGCTGGCCAGCGGCCCGGAACAGGCATCGGCGCCGGTGCGGGCAGTCACCACACCACCTCCGGCGATACCTACGCCACCACCTGCGGCATCCGCCGCGCCACAAGAGGCAACCCCCATGTCCCTGCTGTCTTCCGTTGCTGGCGCTTTCGCCAACCTGAATCCCGTGGTTTCGGCCGCGCTCAACGCAGTCACCCTGGTCGAGGCGCTGTTCCCGACCGCGCCCGGTGTCCAGAAGCTGGCAGCCGCGCAGGCCTACGTCGGCAAGGCGATCGGCACCGCCGAGGACGTCACCAGCACGATCGAAGGTGTGCTGGCCAGCCTCAAGTCGGCGGGCGTGATCAGTTCGGGATCGCAGTCGCAGGCTTCCGTCGTGGCGCCCGCCGCGTAAGCGACCGCCATGCCCATCGAGATATCCGTCAGGTCGAACCTCAAGCAGGTCATCAAGAACCTGTCGGATGCTGCGTATCGGCAGATTCCCTTTGCCACGGCATCAGCACTGACGCAGCTGGCCAAGGAAGTGCAGGCGGATGAGGTCGAGAACCTCAAGAAGACCTTCAAGAATCCGAAGCCCTTCACGCTTCGCTCGGTCGGGGTGCAGGCGGCTCGCAAGGACAGTCTCGCAGCCAAGGTCTTCGTGAGGCCGATCGCTGCGCGCTACCTGCAGCCGTATGAGGATGGTGGGAAGCATGAGCTTCCGGGCAAGGCGCTGCTCAACCCAAAGGATGTGCGCCTCGACCAGTACGGGCAGCTGCCACAGCGCATGCTGCAGCGTTTGAAGGCGCGCACCGATGTGTTCATCGGTCCAGTCAAGACCAAGGACGGCATCGTCAACGGCGTGTGGCAGCGTCCCTACATACGCCAGAGCCAGAGCGTACGCGGCGTATCGAAGAAGCAGGGTCGCTTGCCGCGAGGCGCCAACACGACGGGGAAGCTGAAGTTGCTGATTCGGTTCGGTGATGCGCTGCCAGTCAACAAGCACCTGAACTACCGGTCACGCGCCCAGGCCCTGGTCGGCAGGAGGTTCAACGCGGTGTTCGGTGCGGCGTTGGCTCGCGCCGTCGCGACGGCCCGATGACGTCGCAGACAGGGCACGCGGACGATCCGCTGCGCCACCGGACGCCCCCGTGGCCCGCCGACCACCCCTCGCAAGGTCCTTGCAGCGGGTCCTTCCTGGGCATTCCCGCAACGTGGGCATTGCGCGCTGCGATGGGTTACCGGCTATAGCTCCAAAAGGTTGTCCGCAGGGTTGTCCGCACTTATGGCCGAGCTGATCACAGTCCGCGAGTTTGCGCGGCGCGAGTCGTGCGACGAGAAGCAGGTGCGCCGCGGTATCGACAAAGGCTTGCTGGTCAAGGACTCAGCCGGCCACCTTGATGCAGCCCAGATCGGTAATGGATGGCGCAAGACCAATCGCCGCGGTCGAGATTCGGCGGCGGAAAAGGGTGCGGACACTCCGCCAGTTGTCCGCACAAATGTCCGCCCTGTTGTCCGCACTGAAGTTGTGCGCGCACCAGATGCGGAAGAGGGCGAGACCGCAGCCGATGCCGCGGAACGAATTGCACTCACCAAAGCCCCTTACGACCGGGTTGAGGCTGAGCGCATCAAGGAAAACTACCTCGCGCTGCTGAAAAAGCTCGAGTACGAACAGAAGGAGGGAAGCCTCGTCGGGATTGGCGTAGCTGAGCAGGTGCTGTTCGAAGCATCGCGGGCTGCGCGCGACAGCTGGCTGAACTGGCCTTCGCGGGTCGGTCCGCTAGTGGCCGCCGACCTCGGCCTCGCAGCCGATCGCGTCACCGAGGTCCTCACGGCATATGTCCACGAGCAGATCGACCAGCTTGGGGAGCCCGAAGCCGACTTTACTGGGAAAGCGTGATCGGCTCTTAAATGCGTTTCGACGTGGGTTTACGCCGCCGCCGCGCATCAGCGTGCCGGCGTGGGCTGACCGATACCGGCGCCTCGCAAAGGAGGCCGGTAGCACGACGGGCAACTGGCGGACGTCTACGGTAGAGGTCGGGCGCGGCCCGATGCTGGCCGTCACCGAACCAGGCGTCCACGTCATCACCGTGATGGTGAGCACGCAGCTGCTCAAGACGGCGCTGCTGGAGAACATCTACGGTTATTTCCGGCACACGGATCCGTGCCCGATGCTTCTGCTGCAGCCGAAGGAGGATGCAGCGGAACAGTTCTCGAAGGAGCGCATCGCCCCGCTGACACGGGTGACCCCCGTATTGCGGGACATGGCGGCTCGCAGCGCCGAGGAAACGCTGCTCTACAAGCCCTTCCCTGGCGGATTCCTCGCCTTGGCTGGTGCTGGTAGCCCTGACAACCTGGCGCGCCGCCCGATTCGCATCCTGCTCGCGGACGAGGTGGACAAGTATCCGATCACCCGTGAGGGTGATCCTATTGCCCTGGCCGAAGAGCGCACGGCGAGCTTCGGTACAAACTGGCTGTCAGTGCGGGCCTGCTCGCCGACGGTCGAAGACGAAAGCCGCATCGCGGCTAGCTATGCAGAGTCCGACCAGCGTCGAGCTTCGGTTTCGTGCCCGCATTGCGGGCATCGCCAGTTCCTCGACTTTTTCAAGCATGTTGAGTGGGACAAGGACGGCGACATCCACCATACGAAAACGGCGCGCATCTTCTGCGAGTCGTGCGCATGCGTGTGGTCGGAAGGTGAGCGCCTTCGAGCGCTGCGCACCATCCAGTGGCACCAGACCCGCCCGTTCGTTTGTTGTGGGCAGCGCCACGTTCCTCTGGAGGCATACGAGGCGGCGTGGAAAGAGAACGACGGAACATCAGTCGAGCGTGTCTGGACCTGGTGGGCCAGTGACCGCTACGCGGTCCACCGCGCCATTTGCCCCGACTGCGGGACGATGGGCGTGGACAACGAGCACGCCGGCTTCCAGGCCAGCAAGCTCTACAGCCCCTGGGCCAAAGACAAGCCCTCCGATATCGCGCGCAAGTGGGTGGCATCGAAGGATGACGAGGAGAAAAAGCAGACTTTTTGGAACACCCAGCTCGGCCTGCCATACCGCCGCCACTCCGGCAAAGAGATCCAGATCGAGGCGCTTGCGGCGCGCGCCGAGGTCTGGCCGGGCGAGGTTCCCGATCAGGCGGCGGTGGTCACGGCCGGCATCGACGTGCAGGACTACCGCATTGAAATCGAGCACGTAGCCTGGGGCCGCAACGAGGAAAGCTGGTCGATCGCCTACCACGTCATCGATGGCGAGTTCAGCGACCCGAAGGTGCAAGCGCAGCTCGACATGTACCTCAAGCGCTTGTGGCATCGCGCCGATGGTCGTGGGTTCGAGGTGATGGGCGCCTGTATCGACTCGGGTGGCCATCACACCCAGGCTGTCTACGATTTCTGCAAGGCCCGTATCGGCCGACGCATCTGGGCAATCAAGGGTGAGTCGGCGCGCGGCGGCAAGCGGTCACCGGTATGGCCAACGTCCCGACCTTCGAGCCGAAACAAAAAGTCATACCGGCCGGTGATCATCGGCGTCAACGCGGCCAAAGACACGATATCGAGTCGCCTGGCGCGGGACCGTCCGGGTCCGGGGTACATGCATTTCCCGGTGGATCGGGACCTCAACTACTACGCGCAGCTGACTTCCGAACGATCGATTCTGAAGACGCAGGGCGGCCAGAAGTACCGTATCTGGGAGCTTCGCCCCGGCCGCGCCAATGAGGCGCTGGACTGCCGGGTTTACGCCTATGCAGCGCTGTGCGGACTGCTTCATTTCGGGCTTCGGCTCAACTGGCAAGTGGAGCAGGCGCACTTGACGCTTGGGCCGCCCATGGATGCTCCCGAGGTAACTGACGCTGAGGATGCGCCGGCACCGGCACCAGTTCGAAAGACCGGCCCGACAGTCAGTCGGGTGGGTCTCACGCAGAAAAAGACACTTGCATCGCGGCTCGCTTGAGTCGGCGAGGAGATGGTATGCGCGGTAATCCCTACAACCCGGCAACGAGCCTGCTGGCCGGTATGCCTACCGATCAGTTACGCGTGGCGCTGGCATCCGCGCAGCAGGCCTATATTGATCTGTCCTCCGGGGCCAAGGGTGAGAGCTACAGTTACACCCAGGGCGACGGCTCGAAGTCGGTGACCTATACCCGCGCCAACTTGGCGCAGCTGGTCGCGCTGATCCAAAGCCTGCAGGCGCAGCTTGGCATCGTGGCTCGACCGCGCCGGCCGATCAGCCCGATTTTCCGCTGATGACTGCGCGATCGGACAACGCACCGGTGATCCTCGATGCGCGAGGAAACCCGATGGCGCCCAACCGTGCCCGCATGCTTGCTCCGGGCGGCAACGCGCCCTACGACGCGGCCGATAACCTGGGCGCGCATGTCGCCGCCTGGAGCCCGTACCTGTACTCGCCTGATGGCGAGATCAACATGTACCGGGACCGGATCGTTGCGCGCGTGCGCGACCTGGTGCGTAATGATGGCTGGGCGTCAGGCATCGTTACACGCATCCTGGACAACGCGATAGGCGGCCACTTCCGGCCGCTGTTCCGGCCCGATTACAAGGCGTTGGCCGCCTACACTGGGAAGTCGACTTTCGATGCGAACTGGGCGCATGAGTACGCGGCTATCGCCGAGGCCAACTACCGATCGTGGGCCTACGACAGCAACCATTATTGCGATGCGGGAAGGTCACTTAACTTTCCGCAGATGATGCGTTTAGCCTTCCGGCACAAGTTGGTAGATGGCGATGCGATTGGTCAGCTCGTGTGGCTTCCTGGCCGCATCGGCATCGGTCGCGCCCGCTATGCCACGGCGGTACAACTGATTGATCCCGATCGCCTCTCCAATCCGCAGATGCGCTTCGATCAGGATTCATCGCGCGGCGGCGTGCAGGTTGACCAGTACGGGGCGGCCCATGCCTACTGGATCCGCAAGGCGCACCAAGGTGACTGGTGGGCCGCTGCTGATAGCGTGACGTGGGAGTCGATTCCTCGGGAAACCGAATGGGGCCGCCCGATCATCGTGCATGACTTCGATCACGATCGTGCCGCACAGCATCGTGGCGGAACCGGCATTTTCGCGCCGATCCTGCAGCGCATGCGGATGCTCGCCAAGATGGACTCGACCGAGCTTGATGCCGCGGTCATCAATTCGTTGTTTGGCGCCTACCTGGAGAGTCCCTTCGACCCGCAAATGGTCGAGCAGGCAATCGGGGACAGCACCGAGATGGGTGCGTACCAGCAGCAGCGCAGTGAATTCCACAACGAGCGCCGGACGATGCTCGGCGATGTCAAGGTGCCTATCCTCTTCCCCGGGGAGAAGATCAACACGGTCAAGGCTGAGCGTCCGAACAGCAATTTCTCCCAGTTCGAAAAGGTGTTCCTGCGAAACTTCTCTGCGCACACGGGGCTGTCCGCGCAGCAGGTAAGCAGCGACTGGTCCGATACCAACTACAGCTCCGCGCGAGGCGCAGGGCTGGAGGCGCAGAAGACACTCAAGCGGCGTCAGTCTGATTTCGCCTATGGGTTTGCGCAGCCGATCGTCGGTGCCTGGATGGAAGAATCGTTCGACGTTGATGACTACCCGCTGCCGTCCGGCGCGCCATCGTTTGCAGAGTGCCGCGCGATGTATTCGCGTGCCGACTGGATGGGGCCGCCGCGGGGCTGGATCGATCCGGTCGCCGAAAAGCAGGGCTCCGTGCTTGGCATGGATGCTGGCCTGTCCACGCTGCAGATCGAGTGCATGGAGCAGGGCTTGGACTGGGAAGAGGTGCTCGACCAGCGCCAGCGTGAGATCGAAAAATACAAAGAACTTGGCATCCCGCTTCCGACATGGGCAGGCATGCAGGTGCCCGGCTATACGCCGGCGAGCGAAGTGATCAAGAAGCCGGAGGCAGTCTGATGCAGTTCGCCCATCTCGCGCAGCGGCTTTTTAACCGGCCGCTGGCAATCCATCGCGACAAGGCCGAAGTGGTCATGGCTGCTCTGGCCGATCGGCTTGGCATTACTCGCATGGTCAACTTGGACGGCCAAGCCATTGACGCGCGCGCCGGCATTTATGCCGACGAGACGGAGTATGACTATCGCGATCGCGATGGCGGCTATGACCGCATCGGCCCTGTAGCGGTAATCCCTGTGCATGGCACGCTGGTGCAGAAACTTGGCAGCTTGCGGCCGTACTCAGGAATGACCGGTTACGACGGAATCCGCCAAGCCTTTCTGACCGCGCTGGACGACAAGGACGTCAAGGCGATCGTGCTGGACATCGACTCGCCGGGCGGCGAGGTTTCGGGATGCTTTGATCTCGTCGACACCATCTACAGCTCGCGCGGCCCGAAGCCGATCCACTCAGTGCTTACCGAGAGCGCCTATTCCGCCGGCTACGCCATCGCCAGCGCCGCCGACAAGATTTGGCTACCACGCACCGGTGGCGTCGGATCGATCGGCGTGATCTGCATGCACGTTGATATGTCCAAGGCACTGAGCAGCGCTGGCGTGCAAGTCACCTTCATCCACTACGGCGACCGGAAGGCGGACGGCCATTCCGAAATCCCCCTGTCAAAGGAGGCGCTTGAGCGCTTTCAGGCGGACATCAACACCATGGGCGAGCTCTTTGTCGAGACGGTCGCCCGTAACCGGAATATTGCGGCCAGCACGGTACGCGATACCCAAGCCGTGACGTACCTGGGCGCCGAAGGCGTCGCCATGGGCCTCGCGGATGTAGTAGCGGCGCCTGATGCCGCCTTTCGGGCTCTCGTTGCTGAGCTGGCCTAACCCACACTGGAGACACCCACATGACTATCCGCAAGTCGCTCGCCGCGGCTCCGTTCGCGCACCTGCTCGGCCTGGCCGGTGCCGAAGACGATGACGGCGCACGCAAGGGCAAGCATGGCCGCCGCGCCGAAGATGATGGCAAGAAGGAAAAGGAGGACCGCGACGCGACGCGCGCCGAGGATGACAAGGACAGGGACCGCGATGAGGCGGCCGAAGAAGACGACAAGGAAAAGGCCGAAGAAGACGACAAGGACGACGAGAAGTCCAGCAAGGCAAAGAAGGCCAAGGGCAAGCGCGCCGATGACGAAGAGGGCGATGAGGACATGGAGGACGACGATGACGATGACGAGATGCGCGGCAACAGCGCATCGGCCAAAGCTCGTCGCCGCGAACGTGCCCGCTGCGCCGCCATCTTCGGCTGCTCGGCCGCTGGCAAGCGCCCGGACGTTGCGGCGTCGATCGCCTTCGGCACCAGCATGGGCCGACGCGAAGCGATCAGTGTCTTGAAGTCGGTCGCTGCCGGTGAGCGAAATGCCGTCCTCGCCATCGCTCCCGGCCGCAGCAGCATCGACAGCCGCATGGCCTCGCTGAATGTCCCGCAGGCAGGTGCCGATGCCGGCACCGCCGCTCCGGCCGGCATGAGCCCGATCGCCGCGGCGATTGTTGCTGCCGGCGAAAAGGCCCGCGGCAAGTAATTCGGCAATCCACCCGTCACCTCTCAGGAGTCAAACATGTCTCTCACTCCCAGCGTCATCCGGGACAACCCGCAGCAGCCCGGCATCCAGGCCCAGGTCTTCATTCCCGACCAGCTGATCGCCGATGCCCGCAACCTCGTCTCGCAGCCGATCGTGCTGGGTGCCGGCACGCTCAAGCGCGGCACGGTACTGGGCCAGCAGAACAGCAATCCGGTCGTGGTCATCGCCGCAGTCGGCAACACGGGCAACGGCGCCGTCGGCAATATCAGCACTGGCGCCGCCAGGGTAGGCAATTACGCGTTGACCGCCACCAGCGCCACGGTCTTCGCCGTGGTCGATCCGGAAGGCGTCGCCCTGGGCAATGCCACGGTCGGCACGGCCTTTGCCAATGCCCAGATCAACTTCACCGTCGCGGCGGGTGGCACAGCATTCGTGGCCGGCGACAGCTTCGTGTTGGACGTTGCCGACGCAGTGGGCACGTACATCCAGTCAGTCAAGACGGCGAGCGACGGCAGCCAGGTTCCGGTCGCAGTTCTGGCCGATGACGCCGACGCCTCTGCTGGCCCAGTGACCACCGGCGCTTACCTCTTCGGCGAGTTCAACTTGGCGGCGCTGATCTATAGCGCCACCTGGACGCCCGCCACGCTTACCGCGGCGCTTCGTCCGTCCGGACTGTTCGCCAAGAGTTCCATTTCCGCCGCGCCGCCGTCGAATAACAGCGCCCCGTAACCGCCCCCGTCTCGCGGTCTAAAACGAAGCTCCGCTTCGGCGGGGCTTTGTTTTTGGGCCGGCTTCACACCCCATTATTGGAGAGGCCAGATGTCCGCCACCACTTCGTATCCCTATAGCACCGCCGACCTCATCCAGGTCGTGCCGACGCTGAAGCGCCCGCAGAAATTCCTTCTCGACACGTTTTTTCCGAACGTCGTGACTAGCGACACCGAGTACGTCGCCATCGACATCGATGTCGGCATGCGCCGCATGTCGCCCTTCGTCAGCCCCCTTGTCCAAGGCAAGCTGGTCGAGCAGCGTCGCTACCAGACCAACCTTTACAAGCCCGCCTACATCAAGGACAAGCGCGCTCCTGATCTGCGCAAGCCCGTGATGCGTCAGATTGGCGAGCGCATCGGCGGCGGCGGGATGACGGGTGCCGAGCGCGAGATGGCCAACATCAATTTCGAGATGACCGACCAGATCGACATGCTGGACCGCCGCCTGGAGTGGATGGCCGCTCAGGCGCTGTTGACTAGCACCGTGCTGATTGAGGGTGAAGGCTTCCCGACCGAGCTGGTGGACTTCGGCCGCGACGCATCGCTCACCGTGGCGCTGTCCGGCAACAGCCAGTGGGGCGTGCCGGCCAACTTCGACGCTGCTGGCCGCGACCCGGTGCCGACCCAATGCATCGAGCAGTGGCAGCACAACATCCTTCGCCTCTCTGGCGCGCAGGCGACCGACCTGGTTTTCACCACGACGCCGTGGCTGGCATTCCTCAATGCCGTTGGCGTCTTCGGCGCGATCTATTTCCCCAAGCAGGGCGAGGGTGGCAACACCATCAACCCTGGCGCGCAGATCGCTCCGGGTGCGGTCTACAAGGGCCGCTGGGGAAGCTACAACCTGTGGGTGTACAACGACTGGTTCATCGACGACAACGGCGTCGAGCAGCCGATGCTTCCCGATGGCACGGTGCTGATGTCCGGCCCCCAGCTGATGGGCACGCGCGCCTTCGGCCAGATCCTCGACCCGGCTTTCAACTACGCCTCGCTCCCGTACGCGCCCAAGACCTGGGTCGAGAATGATCCGGCCCAACGCATCCTGCTGATGCAAAGCTCGCCGATCGTGATCCCGAGCCGCGTCAATGCAGGCCTGTCCGCCACCGTCTGCGCCGCTCAGGTGCAGTGATGGCAGATGACAAGAGCAAGCCGTCGCTTCCTTCGCACGTAAGTGCCGTGGTTGCGCGTGGCCGCACGGTAGTGGATGCCACTGGCGCCACCTGTAAGGCGGGCGAGTCGGCCAAGCTGGATGAAGCGGATGCCAAGCGGCTCAGTAGGCTTGGCTTCCTGGTGCGGGATGATCAGCCATCGGTGGCGATTCAAGGGCCGAAAATCACCGCCGCTGATGGTCCAAGCATCCAGCGGGCTGGGTAATGACCATCGATTGGGATAAGTACGTCCTCGGCCCCACTGCGGACGTATTCGGCGAGCCGGTGGCCTACACCACGGCCGCCGGCTCGGTGCTGACAGGAATCCAAGGGGTCTATGACGCGGCCTACAAGGACGTTGATTTGAGCGACCCCTTGGGCACGACGGCCATTGTCCCGGTACTCGGTGTGCGTCTCGCGTTATTTCCAACCCCTCCGGGTCAGGATGACGTGCTCTACGTGCCCAGCGCCGGACTTCGCTACGTGGTGCGCGAGGTTCGCCAGGACGGCCACGGCTGGGCAAAGCTGATGCTCGGCGAGATGGTGTCGCCATGACCACATCGGCAGAACTGCGCGTGCTTTCGCAGGCGGCGCTGACGGGTCAGACATCCGCCGGCGCAAATGTCTACACGGCGCTGGACCGGCCAACCTGGGCGGGGAACTGCCCAGTCATCTTTCTGCAGACGCCATCCGAGGATAAGGAGTCCCTTGGGCGCAACGGCGCGCCGCAGTATGTCGTGACCACTACCGTGCGCGTGGTCGCGCGCGTGCAGCAACCGCAAGAAGCCAACGATGCCGGGGCGGCCAAAGCCGAACTGGCATTGGAGCAACTCCAGGCTCAGATAGAGGTGGCGCTGATCAACAATCCCGCGTTGATGAGCAAGCTGCAGCAATTCGCCTGGGTGCGCGTGCAAAAGCAGGTGTCTGGCGAAAGCGCCGTGCACCTGGGCGAGCTGGTCATGGAGATCGGCATGGAGTTCTACCAAGGCCCGGAGGATTTCTATCCCATCGTCGGCGCGCCGATCGAGCAAATCACTATCGACGCCGATTTGGTCAATGTCGCAGATCCCACTGGCACTTACGCCAACCCGCCATTCCCCGACGCCGTGGTCCCAGCCCCGCGCACCAGCGGGCCGGACGGCCGCGCCGAAGGCGGTCTCGATTTCACCTTCCCACCTCAGGAGTGACGTATGCGCGTCTACCCCCGGGCCGGCGTCCTGATCAGGGACCCGGTCAAGCGTGACCTGTTGCCCCAGATCGGGCGCGAGGTTTCCGACTACGACATCTACTGGCTGCGCCGGATCGCCGATGGCGATGCCTCGACCACGCCGCCCGCCGAGTCCAGCAGCCGTTCGCCGATGCCGGCGCGGATCAAGGACGCCCCCAACTCGAGTGACGGCGCATGAGCATCCCTTTCGCGAATATCCCCTCGAACCTCCGCGTGCCGCTGTTTTACGCTGAGGTCGACAACTCGCAGGCCAATAGCGGTCAGCAGACCCAGCGCGCGCTGATCATTGGTCAGATCACCCCGCAGGGCAGCGCGACTCCGGGCGTCCCAGTGATCAGCCAGGGCGTCAGCGATGCCATCGCGCAGGGCGGTCAAGGCTCGATGCTGGCGCTGATGACGGCGGCATACATCGCAGCGGATGACTTCGGCGAGGTCTGGTATTTGCCGCTTGCCGATGCGTCCGGCGCTGTCGCCGCCAACGGTTCGATCACGGTCGCCAGCGCGCCGACCGCCAACGGTACGCTGGCGCTCTACATCGCCGGCCAATTGGTCAGTGTTCCGGTGGCTGTCAGCGATACGGTGGCTGATGTTGCTTCGTCGATTGCCGCGGCTGCGGCAGGCGTGCCGTCGCTGCCGGTATCCGTTGTGGTCGATGGCACCACCTCTGCCAAGGTCAACCTGACCGCGCTCAACAAGGGCTTGGCCGGCAACGATATCGACATTCGCACCAACTATCGTGGCGCGGCTGCCGGCGAGGCGACGCCGGCCGGCCTGACTCTTACGATCGTGGCGATGACCGGCGGCACGACCAACCCGACGCTTCCGGTAGCTCTGGCAAACCTGGGCGACAAGGCATTCGACTTCATCATCTGCCCCTACAACGACACCGCGTCGCTGGATGCGCTCAAGGCATTCCTCAACGATCAGACTGGCCGCTGGAGCTGGTCAAATCAGGTCTACGGCCATGTGTTCGCGGCACTCCGCGGCACGCTGGCCAGCGCCACCACGTTCCTGACGGCGCGCAACAATCAGCATGAGTCGATCATGCCGTTCAACGACTCGCCGACGCCGAACTGGCTCTTGGCCGCTGACTTGGCCGGAACGGCGGCGGTGGCGCTGCGCGCCGATCCAGGCCGGCCGCTGCAAACGCTGGCGCTGAGTACGTTCCAGGCACCGCCGCAGGCCAGCCGCTTCGACCTCAGCGAGCGCAACACGCTGCTGTTCGATGGCGGCTCGACTTTCACTGTTGCCGACGACGGCACGGTGCAGCTCGAAAAGGTGATTACCACCTACCAGCAAAATGCCTTCGGCGCGCCGGACGACAGCTATTTGGCGATCGAGACGATGTTCCTGCTGATGTTCGTGTTGCGCGACCTCCGGTCCGTCGTCACCAGCAAATACGCTCGCGTGAAGCTGGCCGCCGACGGCACGCGATTTGCGCCGGGATCGGGCATCGTCACCCCGTCGACGATCAGGGCCGACATCATCGCCGAGTACCAAACGCTGGAGTTCAACGGCTTCGTGCAGGACAGCGCAGGCTTCGCGCAGGCGCTGGTTGTCCAGCAGAACGCGACCAACCCGAATCGCGTCGATGTCCTGTGGCCGGGCACGCTGATCAACCAGCTCAATATCTTCGCGCTGCTGGCTCAGTTCAGGCTCTGACCCAAACCAATCAGCTGGTCCATTCGCCCGCCAAGAGCGGGCATTTTTATGCTCGGAGAAAACATCCATGGCCAACAACACCAATCGCCTCGCCGGAACGGCCAACATCACGGTTGACGGCGTGACTTACATGGCCGCCGGCGATTGGGCCTACAGCCCGTCGTCGGTGAGCCGCGAATCGCTGGTCGGCCAGGACACCGTCCACGGCTACAGCGAGAAGCCCGTCGCGCCCCACATCAACGGCACGATCCGCGATTCGGGCGGCCTCAGCGTCGCCTCGCTCAACGCGATCACCAACTCCACCGTCATCCTCGAATTGGCCAACGGCAAGATCATCATCGGCCGAAACATGTGGACCGTGGAAACCCAGGAATCCAAGACCACCGACGGCACCATCGAAGTGCGCTTCGAGGGTCCGGCAGTCACCGAAAACTAAGGACGCACCCATGTTTGAAGACACCAAGACCATCCAACTGATCAAGCCCGTCGTCCTCGGCAAGGAAGAAAATGCCGTCACGTACGACCATCTGGATTTGCGCGAGCCGATAGCGAGCGAACTATCCAAGGCTCGCAACGCAGCGAACAACGTGGACGTGGTGATCAATCTCGTCACCGCCGTTTGTAAGGTTCCCCGCGCCGTCGCCGAGCGCCTGTGCCAACGCGACCTGAAGGCGTGTGACGATTTTTTCGACTCGTTCTCGACCGGTGGGGCGCCGGAGGATGGCCAGAGCTAATCGCTGAAACGACGCTGTTTTTCCATTGGGGGCCGCGCGACGCGTGGAACCTCACCCTGTCGGAACTCACCTGGTGGAACGACCAGGCCCTGCGTATCGGTAAAGCCTGATGCCCAACAACTTCACCATCGTCATCAGTGCTTCGGACAAGGCCACCGCCACTGTCCGCAAAGTCAATGATGCGATGAGCCGGTTGAGCCGGCCTTTTGATCAGGTCGGGAAGTCGTTCAAGGGGCTCGGGCGCGAGCTGGGTTTCGAGAAGATCGGCAAGAATCTAGGTGCGATCGGGAGCCAAGCCGCTGCCGCTGCGCGCAGTGTCGGTTCGATCTTGGCTCCCATGGCAGCCATCACCGGCGTCGCCTCGGTCGCCGGCGTGGTGGCGCTTGCCGATAGCTGGGCCAACCTGGGCCGCAGCATCACGTACTCGGCAGGGAACATCGGCACCAGCACGGACCAACTGCAGGCGTTCCAAGGTGCAGCAAAGCTTGCGGGCCTCTCGTCGGATGCGATGACAGGAAGCCTGCAGTCGCTGAGCGACACGATGGAGGATGCCGTCTACGGGCGTAATCAACAGGCGTTAATGCTGTTCAATCGCCTCGGAGTCGGCATCAAGCGCACCAAGGATGGTGCGATGGACGCCACCGGTGAGTTCAAGGCGCTGGCTGGCGCGATCAGCCGTCTCAAGACGCCACAGCAACAGTCCGTGGCGGCCCGTGAGTTTGGTCTGACCGCGCTGCTGCCGCTCATTCGCCAAGGTCCGGCAGCGTTCGACAAGCTCATGGCCAAGGCTCGCGAGCTGGGCATGGTCATGGATGGTAAGGCACTGGAAGACGCCAACGAGTTTGCGGGTAACCTCGATAAGCTCAAGGCATCCGGGGAGGGTCTGCGCAACTCGATCGGCAACGCCATCATCCCCGCGATCAAGCCGCTGGTCGATCAACTGGGCGCCTGGGTTTCGCGCAACCGCGAGCTGATCTCCAGCAAGGTGGGCGAGTGGGCGCGTGACTTCGGCAAGTGGGTCCAAAGCGTCGACTGGGCAAAGGTCGGCAAGGGCATCACGGATATGGCCTCCGGCGTATCCGCGCTCGTCGACAAGATGGGTGGGATCAAGGGCGTGGCGATCGCTGCTGGAGCCGTTCTTGGCGCAGGGTTCGCTGCGAACGTGATTGCGCTCACCTACTACCTTGGGAAAATGGCACTGGGTATCGGGGCCGTCATTACCAAGTTTGGCGGAATGTCCCGTGCTGCTAAAGCGGCTGGTGATGCCGCGAAAGCAGCAGGGTCGAGTGCCGGTGCCGCAGCTGGAGCTGCGTCGTCTGGTTGGCTCCGCCTGCTCGGTGGCTTGTTCCGTGGCCCGATTGTCCCCGCTGACAGTTCGCCCGTGTTGGATCGGACACCGGGACTGCGGCAGCAGGTTGAGTCCTTCAGCTATCGCGACTTTTTCTCGGGTAAGTCGTCGTCGGCGCAGGCGGCAAACGTCAGTCAATTTTTCCAGCGGCAGGGCTGGTCGGCCGAGCAGTCAGCGGGCCTGGCCGCCAACTTCGCACGCGAGAGCAAATTCAATCCCGCAGCCGTTGGCGACAACGGGCAGGCCTACGGCATCGGTCAATGGCACCCCGATCGGCAGGCTGCCTTCGCCAAATGGGCGGGAAAAAGCATTCGAGGATCGTCCCTCGAAGAGCAGATGCGTTTTGCGCAGTACGAGCTGACGCAGGGCGGCGAGCAGAAGGCAGGCGCAATGCTGCGCAATGCCACGTCTGCACGAGATGCCGGCGCGATCCTCTCCAAATACTACGAGCGACCGGCGGATGCCGAGGGCGAGGCATCGTCGCGCGGCGCGCTTGCTGATTTCATCCGGCAGCAGAAGGCGGCTCCGACCGGGCCTTACAGCCAGGGCAGCGCGACAACCGGAGTCACCAGCGCACCAGCGGCGCCGAACGGCAGCGTGCACGTTGAGGTGGAGCTGAAGAACGCGCCGCCCGGGACACAGGTCAAGGCGACACCCAAGGGTGATGTGACCGCATCCGCGCGCATCGGGTATTCGGCAGTTGGAGCGATGGCATGAACTGGTTTGATCAGCTTCAACAGGCCAGCTACCGCGGGGTGCCATTTGGGGTGCTGGGTAGCGATGGGCGCTTTGGCCGCCGAGTTGCCGTGCATGAATACCCCATGCGCGACAAGCCGTACATTGAGGACATGGGCCGCAGCACACGGCGCATCAATCTGGTGGGTTTTCTTGTCGAGAACAGTCTGGTTTACGGCGGCGGTTCGGTGCTGGCCCAGCGCGATGCAATGGTTGCGGCGGCTGAGCAAGAGGGGGCGGCGACACTCGTCCATCCCACGCTTGGGCGACTCACCGTCAGCATTCCGGATGGTTGCCTCAATGTGCGCGAGCGATGGGACCAGGGGCGTTATTTCGAGCTGTCGTTTAGCTTCATTGAATCCGGCGGCCGGATATTCCCGTCGTCAACGCCGGCGACGCAAAGTTTGCTGGGGGCGCTCGCTGATTCGCTCGGGGTATCCGCTGCCATCGACTTTGTGTCCACCCTCACGAAGTCCATAAACCTTGGTCTCGGCTTGGTCGAGGGCGTGATCAATTTGGGAAACTCAGTCGTCGCCGCGGTCGTGGATGCAGCCGCTGGTGTCGCCGAGATCGCCGGTCGCGCCGCGCGAGACGCCACCAATCTGTCGCACCTGGCCAGCTTGCTCACCGGCAACTACGGACGGTACGCCAACGGTGCGACATCGAGCGCCTTTCAGGCATCGGGCCAAAGCAACGGACTGCCGACGACAACCATTGATCAGCTGATAGGTCAAGCGACCACCAATCGCCAAGCGGTCGATCGGGCCGGTGCTTCGTTGCAGGCGAAAGCGGCCAGCTTGGATGCATCGACGGCAGCGGATTTTGTGGTGGCTGCGCAGTCACTTGTGACCGCACTTGTCGCCGCGATCGCCAATCCTGCTGATGGCATCCGGCTTTTGCAGCCGCTGGTCTCCTACGCGCCGATCGTGTATGCGGCATCCGGCCAGCTGGGGCAAGCCAAGCAAATCGTCATGGATGCCTCAAGCGCGGCGGTGCGGCGCTGCGCGCTGGCCGGCCTGGCTCAGATCGTGGCCACGTATGTGCCCAGCTCCTACGATGACGCCGCCGTGGTCAGGTCTACAGTGCTCGGACTGCTGGACGATGAAATTCTGATAGCGGGCGATGCCGGTGACGATTCCAGCTACGGCGCGCTGCGTGCACTTCGCCAAGGTATCGCTGCCGACATGGCGGCGCGCGGCGCTGACCTGGCGCGCCTGCAAGCCTTCAGCTACCGCCAGCCAATGCCATCGCTGGTGCTTGCCCAGCGTATCTACCAAGACCCGACGCGATCGGATCAGCTGGTAGCCCAAGCCAATCCGATCCATCCGGCTTTCATGCCGCTGAACTTTCGAGCGCTGAGTCAATAGCATGGCCGAAGACGACATCACCCTGACCATCAACGGCCAGGTCATATCCGGCTGGACGAACATGCGGATCACCCGCGGTATCGAGCGCCTTCCGTCCGATTTTAGCCTAGGCATGACCGAACTGTTCCCCGGTGAACTGGACAAGGTCGTGGTCGAGCCAGGCGCTTCGTGCACGGTGTCGATTGGTGGTGACTTGGTAATCACCGGTTACGTCGATCGCTTCACACCCAGTTTTTCAGACGATCAGCACTCGATCCAAGCATCTGGCCGCTCCAAGTGCTGCGACCTGATCGATTGCGCCGCTGAATGGCCGGGCGGCCAGATCAGTGGGGCGAGCGTGCTGGGCATCGCTCAGAAGCTCGCATCCGCCTACGGCATCACCGTTGCGTCTGCGGTATCCGATCTTCCGGTGGTGCCGCAGTTCAATTTGATGCTGGGTGAGAGCGGTTTCGAGATCATCGAGCGCGTGTCGAGGTACTCGGCCGTGCTCGCCTATGACTTGCCGGATGGCAGCCTGTATCTGAGCCGCGTCGGCACCGTCAGTGCCGCCAGCGGATTCACTGAGGGCGTCAACGTGCAGTCGGCTTCCGTGCAGTTTTCGGCCGATCAGCGCTACAGCAAATACGTGGTCTATCGGCAGTCCGTGGACACCCTGACCGACCTCGGCGACACGGGCAATCTCCAGTACACCATCCCCGATCCCAACGTTAAGCGGAACCGCGTGCTGATCCTCATCGCCGAATCGGGTGACGCCGGCGGTGAGGTTACTAGGCTGCGTGCCAATTGGGAGCTGGCGCGCCGCGCCGGAAGGTCACGGGTGGTGAGCGTAAGGGTCGATAGCTGGCGCGATGCCGCCGGCAAGCTCTGGGAGCCCAACACGCTCGCCGACGTGTCGTTGCCGTCGCTCAAGATGGTGCAAAACGGCATGTTGATCAGCGAGGTCACCTACATCCGGGATGACGAAAATGGCACGGTCGCCGATCTTGTTCTGATGTCGCCGGATGCGTTTAGTCCGCAGCCCATCTTGCTCCAGCCTGGCTTCGGCGATATTCCGGTGATGGCGCCGGCGGAGGCAACATGACCCAGGCGGCGCAGATGGAAGGGTCTATCGCCAGGCTGTGGCGACGCATGCAGCTGGTGGTTGGCCGCGGCCGTGTCACCACCGGCGACGATAGCGGCAACGTGCAAATTCTTCAGGTGCAGCTCGGCGCCACGGAGACGCGCGACAAAACCCCGCGAGTCGCTGAATTTGGCTTCAGCAGCAACCCGCCGCCCCAGAGCGATGTGATCGTGGTGTTCGTCGGAGGTGACCGATCGAGCGGCGTCATTGTCGGCACCAACCACCAGCAGAGCCGGCCAACAAACCTGCTGCCCGGCGAGGTCATCGTCTACGACCTGTGGGGCAAGTACATCAAATTCACCGAGGCCGGCATCGTGATCGAGGCGGGCGGCAAGCCGATCACTATCAACAACGCGAGCCAGATCACAG